GGGTTGAGACTGATCCCTCTGGGGCCGCAGCACCTACCGACAATTATGATATCACGATGGCAAACCAACTTGTGAGTACAATCGGGGCCATTTCGACCACGACCACAAGAAATATTGGTGGTGATACCGGGACATGGACAGGTGGAGAGGTTACAACCGCAGAGGATGGCGTTCTGTCTAACCGCGATACAGCCGTCGCAGAGTTCACCAGGTTCTTAACAAACGGGTGCTACGGTGGAACCATGAACTTCGGGCCATTGCTGGTTGATATTTCAAACGCCGGCGTATCCAAGAGCGGTGTTATCAACATTCAATTTTTCAAAACTGACTAAAGGGGGTTCCGATGAAACGATTCATATTTTTAATTCTGGCGGTCCTCTTGGTGGCTATGCCGTGTGTGGCTGCGGATAAAATTATTATTATTAAGAGCGGTGGGCCTGACCAGAGTAATGGCGTTACAGCCCACGGCAGCATATCCACTGGCACGGTAGCATTAACCCCGGGTGTCCATACGATCACTGTGGCCGGAAACCAGACCTGGGCATTTTCCGGCTGGCCAGCCAGTGGCACAGAGGGGAAAATGACTATCTATGTCACCAACGGCGGCAGTGCCACAATTACCGGGTTGGCCGGACCGATTTTTTCAGGCGGTGGTGAACCGTCTCTAACCTCATCTGGCCGGGATGTGCTGGTGTTTACGACAACTGACGGCGGCACAACGATCTGGGGGTTTGTGTCCGGGCTGGATGTACAATAAATACAGGATGGATTGCACTGACCCCCGGTTCCAGTTTTTTATGGTCTTTCGCTGGTTTGGTCAGGAGCATATCGACGGCAACCGAAAGCAGATTAATATCTGGACGCAAGGATGGTCTGATGGATCAACGTGCTATTTGATGGATATTGATTTTAAAACCGGTCAATTATTACGCCAGTACAAAGATCCGCTGTCTAAATACGAGGCCCATGTTCATCCACGCGTTAAGGGCAAAATGTGGAAGAATAAGGCTAATAAAAAACAACATTTCGGCAATTTTATGTGAGGAAATTATGAAAAAACTATTTTTAATTCTTATTGTCCTGTTGTTCGCAGTCCCAGTTTTCTCGGCAGATGTCAAACTGGCCTGGGATAAAAATTTAGAAGCTGGCGTTCAATACCGTATCTATGCGGTCAGATATGCCCAGGACTATGATTTTACGGTCCCCCTCTATGACGGTGCGGCAACGTCTTGCACTGTGGTAGTCGATGCCAGCGCAGAGTATAAGTTTGTTGCGAGAGCATATCTTATCGGAGCATCCGGGCAGGTTTACGAATCGGGTAATTCAAATCAGGTTGTGCATGCCGTGGTCATCTGGACAAACCCTAATTTACGCGTGCAATGATAGGAATTACGCACCCTAAATAAATTTTAGAATAAGGAGAAAACAATGGCTAAAAAAGGAACACCGAAAAAAGATGGTTCTGGTGGTGGGCGTGGAAATACCGGCCGCGGAGGATGTAAGAATCCAAAGGGTGGGAGAAAGGGCAAGTAAAGAAAAGTGCCACCCCTTTTCCCGCTGCAACGGGTCCGAGGCAGACGTCACATGGCGACGAATGGTTTTCACCGGCACGAAGCAGAACGGAAATATCAAACTGAATCTGAATTGTCAAGGGAGCCATGCCCGGTGGGAGAATAAACATGCCAGAGAAAGAAACATTTAAAACGAGACGATCTGATGTGATTAATATTATTATTGGCCTATGCTATGTTGGACTTGTTATCTGGTTAATGTCTGGGCTTAATTCTCAGGTAAATGCAAATTCTACTTGGATAGAAACCAATAAAGATTGCCCGACTGCTGTTGTACAAAATACAAAGTGGATTAAAGAGAATCACGATATTCCAGATGCCGTTTTGACGTCTACAATTACAGTGCGTTATTTGCAAAAAAGTATCGATAGATTATCAGAACAGGTTAAACTTGCGAATAAGAATTTTAAGCGGCTTAACGGTAATCTATCGAGGCAGTTTAAGGATGACCCATGACACCTAAATATATCATACTGCACCACAGCCTGACCAAAGACTCCGGGACTGTTTCCTGGAATGCGATCAGAAAATATCATAAAAAAATAGGTTGCGATGATATCGGATATCAGTATGGTATTGAACTTATCAAAACTTATTATGAGATTTTAGTTGGCCGGATGTTGAACGAAACAGGAGCGCATTGCAGGCAAGACCGCATGAATCACAAATCAGTCGGTATTTGCTTTATCGGTAATTACGATATAACGCCCGTACCGCCTGAGATGTTCCAAGTAGGTGTGCGCCTGGTAGCGTCCCTGTGTGATGTGTTAAGCATTTCAACCGACCGGATATATCCTCATAGCCTTTTGGCTGATAAGACGTGTCCTGGGAAAATGTTTGATGTTGACGGATTTATTGAGGCCGTTGAAAGGAAACGAGAAAAACATTGACATTATGTTGAAGTATTTGGGGAACTTTGAAAAAAAAGTTGATGCAGCAATCGCTTATAATGTAGCGGCCACTAAATATTGCGGTGAATTTGCACATTTAAATAATGTATAATTTTTTCCAAGAAAAAACTGAGCATGATGCCAGGTGGTTTTCACCAAAAAAGAATATTTACTTGCCGGTGACGGCTGAGAATTTACGGAGGTATTTATGAGCACATTGGTTAATAAACTAAAAGAACCAAGTACGATCAAGGGCCTTGTGGCCTTGGCCGGGCTCGTCGGGTATGCATTATCCCCTGAGCAGTATGATAAAATAATGCTGGCCCTGCCCGTTTTAATTGGGGTCTGGGAAACAATACGGAAAGAAATTAAATAGCATGTTAGAAACATACAAAGAATACCGTCCTCAAATGAAGTCTGCTGGTTTGCTGGAATGGCGCTCAGGCACGCTGATCGGGTCATTAATTCGGGCTCGGACTAAAAAGGACGTGAACCATTCATGCATATTGCTGCGGTTGGATTTTGAGGGTGTCAAGGACAGACGATTTACCCTGGAAGCCCTGGGTGGTGATTTTAAAATGTGCCTGCTGTCCCATAGGCTTGGTTCTTTCAACGGAACGGTGTATTGGCACCAGTTAAAGGATGAATATCGCTGGGCAGCCGATGAGGTGGTCTCGTGGGCATTGTTGCAAGTCGGCGCACCCTACGATTATAAATCTTTGTTTCAATCCCTTTTGGGCCACGTTTCGAGTGATGCTAAATTATTATTTTGTAGTGAGTCGTGTTTCTATGCGTACAAAGCCGCCGGACTGATACAGGGTCATAGCAAGATTCCTTGGCCAGGTGAATTTGAGCAGTTTGAGTTACACGAGCCACGGGTTAGGATATTTTGATGCAGATCTGGATCCGTGAAGGGAAACACCCAAGACCGGGCAGTTGCTTAGATGCTGTGCCCGTATCAGTTTTTCCCACCAAACCTAAAAAACCCGACTTGCTTTGGAGGATACAAAGTCTAACTCATTGTCGGTAAAAAACTTCCACCTTTGTCGAGTGCCCGTTTATTGAGGGGCCAGCTCCCGTTACCCACCGTTGAGAAAGCAAACAAACGTCATATCATTGTTCATTTGGCCGTGGTCGCATTTGGTGTTTCCCTGTCATCTCGTTTTAAAACCCCGGATCCATCTATACAAGGGCGGTATGCGCTATTTGTGAAGCCCTCGGCCCATTTTTGGTTATGGAGAAACCGGCCGATCCGAAACCTGCGCATTTCAGGGGTTCGTGACACCCCCGAGGAAGTTCTTTTGTTTCTAAACGCAAAAAACCCGACAGCCTTTTCAGGTGTCGGGTTTTCTTTACGTTTGAGATGATGCGACCGAACAAAGCGGCATTGGGTATCACTACTCCAAACATCTCAAAATTATGTACTTTATCAGTATTTGTTGTACGCATACCCACTGCATACCACAAAATACAGTATATGTCAAACACTAAATTACAAGGTCTGGTGGTTTATTTCAAAGCCGAATCTTACCCCCGCCCTTTTTCAATTTCCTGCGATACTTCAGCCGTGCCTTTTTCAACCCCGGATCGTCAATATCAAGGTATCTGTAATAGTGCTGCTGTTCTAATTTATCCGGTATCTCTTTGGCGTTAAAATACCACACGATTTCTGAAAGGCGTCCCATGTTGCCTCCTCAAGCCTTTTCCAGCCTGCTTTTCACTTCGATAATGTTGTCAAGGCAGGCGGCTATTGCTACATGCTGGTTACTTTTATACTGCCTCAACAGGGCAATTAATATATCGTAAGTCTGCTCTAACAGTTCAATTTCTTTTTCCACGGGTTCCCCCTTGCTCAGTCAGTCTGTTTTAAGTTCTTTAATTATTTTATGCGCCCGCCCAATTCTAGGCGTAGGCACTGGCCCGACCGGGTGCTTTAATCCATCTTCTATTTTTTTGTAAAACTTTTCCGATTCTTCCGGTGATAATGTTGTTCTGGGCCTTCAGGAAAGTGCCATACCCTGTCCTTGGTTTTAAAGCATCCACAGCACGGGCAGGTTTCTATTATTGTTTCGGGCGAATCTGTTTTCATTTAATCCATCCTATCACACCACATCATCCTCCGGTTTATTTCCGGTCTGGGGCGGCGCTGCGGTTGGTTGATCGGTTTACGCTTCAGTGCTGTTTTACCAAGACCTTTTAAATATTCATTTTTCTCCCGTGCCCATTCAGCGTCCCAAATATCAAAAAGGTGGTGGTCTTCATAGTTATCTGTGTCGCATGTAATATAAATCTCAGTCGGTTCAATATATATAGTGCCACGGGAATCAGTGGCATCGGAACTTGTGTCTGTAGAATAGTCAGTATTTGATATCAATCCGGTCCCTTTTGCTTCGGCCCCTGTTTAGGGGTGGTTAATCCTCAATCGTCTGCAAGTCTTTATACGCCGCAATCGTCCCAGCCAGATCACCGCTTATGATTGCACTTATCCGGCAAGGTTCGCCGTGGTTGTTACCGCTCCGGGAGCACCGGGTTTTTATTTATTACCTGGCTGTCAAGAATTTTGGCGGTGGATGCTTTACCCCTACGCCTACAAGTCCGCAATAAAAAATACCGCTTCAACCATCGGCCCGTTGAGGTTTCTGTCTTCATTTTTTTGTAGCCTGATTTAGCTTTTATCGTTTAATCCCTCCTATCGCAAAACATCATCTTCCGTACCACTAAAGGCCGGGGGTGGCGCTGCGGTTTTAAAATTGGTTTACGTTTCCAGGTCTGCCGGGTTGCCGTCTGGTTATTTATCTGACGCATACGCCATTCAGGGATATCATACATCCATGCCTCGTCAATATCGCACCATGACGTTACGCTTAAACCGAAATAATAAATATGCTTTGGAATTAGGTACAATCCGGTCCCCCTTGCTTCGGCCCCTGGTTAGGGGTGGTTAGTATTCCACGCTCCCAATCAGAAAAATATGGCCGCATTCTGGACAGGTAATTTCTTCGTCAACGAGATCATCCCATTTGTTGTTGAATATGGCATTTGAATAAGTATTGTCGTCATCCCCGGCAGCAAGGTCGATTTCAGCGTTGCATTTTGGACATTCTATATCCAAGGACCACCTGAGATCGGCTGATGGTTTTACATCTATGAGCCTTTTCTGTTTTTCCACAATCCCCCCTTTATCTTGTCGCTCCATTGTCACCCCACATCCGGGGCATTTAATTCCTATCGTTCCATGCCTTTTCCGCATCTTCAAGGTGAGCATACCACGATGCAGACGGGCAGACCTCGCAAGGTTTCGCGCTCTCTTCAAAGAATCCAGAAGGGCACCCAACATACCATGTATTATGTTGGGCACCTATATTCACATGTTCACTTTCTTCACCATTCCAATTCCTACCCGGGTGGCTTACTCTGATTGCTTGCCCCCCACAAAATGGGCACGGTTTTAATTTTTCCGGCATATTCCCTCCTTTATTTGATCTCAACAAAAGTAGCGGTCAGGTCTATATCTGACAGCGGATTATCAAGCTTAATATCGCCCGTGTATCCGACTTCAAATTTTACCCATGCCAGGAATTGGCCGTCTGTATGATCCGGTAATTTTGATCGGTCAACATCGATTGTTATTTTTGCCACAACTCCCCCTCCTCAAAATTTATTCCCCAAGCTTAAAAATTCGTTTTGGTAAGTGATAGCCCGTTTTGCCAAGTAAAACCAAAATTGCCAATCATTTTCAAGGCTCGGCCAAAGCGGATTCCCTGCATCCTGATCTCTTCGGTGGTGGCATTTATCACACAGGGGGAGACAGCACAGGTCTGAAACTTTATTTGACATCCCTTTAAATCCAAGCTTACCCTCATGGTGGGCTACTATGTCACCGCCGCACCAAGGCCCCTGGTTCTCACACGGAAGCGTTTTAATAAAGTCACGGTATCGCTTTGACCGAAAGTTTATTATTTTAGGGCATGGGTTCATTTTCCCTCTCAATCTTTATCAGTGATTGTTTCCCCATCTGCTGCGTAGTTCCAACCTTCTGGAATATTTTTACCTGTCTCGTCCATAAACCGTTCGTCCATATGATCCTTTACGTTTGAGTCTGCTGGCCCAAAATCTGCATCGAGGCGAAACCACTTTAAATATTCGAGTTCTGTTGCTCGTTCTCGCATGTTAGTCTCCTTTTTTGTTTTTCATCTCAATCTCAGATATCCAGTCATCAATCATTCCCGCTGCACCCTCAAGCTGCCCGATATGGATCGAGCCAGGGTGAGTTTCGCGCATAATGTCTGCTGATTCTTCAAGACAAGTTGCTGTCTCTGATAGTTTTTCTATTAGGTTCATTTTGTGTAAGGTCCTCTCTCCGATGGGTCATCAACTGGCTCCCGGTCATCCCTCGTTAATTCCGCAACATCCCATCCCATTTTATCAGCCATAAAGTCGTATGCTCTGCGGAAAAAATCGCATGACTCTAAATATTTCATGCTGGAAAGTGATATCGATCGGTATTTAAACTGCACCCATCCATCAGGACTGACCGCTGTTGCTGATGTGTCAACGAAATGCAACCCAACTTTGCACTGAAAAGCGACATTCTTTTTTGTGGTCCAGCCTGGTATTTCAGTATTGTCGGCAACTTTTCCGCAGACGATCATGAACTTAGCCAACTGTTCAATGTGGTATTGTTTCGTTGCACCGATAGAGGTCAGCTTGGCTCTGGATAATTGGTTTTGGTGGATCTCGGCGGCGGCTTCCCGGTCCTCTTGAGAATACGGGTAAAATCCTTCGCCTTTTTTTTGGGTGATTATGTCGATCATCGCTTTAACCTGCCATTAAGTTTTTCAAGAAACAAGGTCACTGCAACCCGGATTTCTCGAATCATTTTTTCGTCTCTGAAAAGCCTGACAACTTTCATGGGATCTTTCAAATCTTTTGGCCTATCATCCGGTTCCATATTATAGATATCAGGACAAAAATTAATGTAGTCGCACCATTCTCTTTCAGCTATCCATAAAAAATGTTGGCACTGCCTCACATGACCAATCTCGATTGAATCAGACTGCACCTTTTCGCGGTATACAGACGGAATGCGGCATTTGATTTCAATGCCGCCGTTGGGGTTTACAAGACCATCAGGGGAAACATGAACACCTGGGGTGTCTGATAAAATCAATGAAACTGTTTCAACGTCAACGCCACGGGTTATTTCATAATATCCTCTTGCAGTGGGTTCATATTCATTACCCATATCCATGTCGGCGCTTTTATACGTCTTGGTTTTCTTGCCGCTGATGCGTTCATTGAAAAATTGATTGAGTAATTTCTCTTTCCCCTTCCCATCTGCCAATATAGGAGAAATGCTTGAGCCTCCAACAGACCCAAGCCTATCGGTGAACCATTCATCCGTTCCCTGTTCGCCCTTAATTATCTTCATTGGCTTCTCGTTTCTTTTCCAGCATGACAACGGCTTTCTTGTACTGGCTTGCCGGCAGCTTGTCGGTGTCATCGACTTTGAAAAACTTGCAGAACTTTCCATAGTCAGCGCCGACATCTGTAGTCAGTTCGACAAGGTGTTTGCTTTGTTCGTCGGTGATGTTTGGTTCAGGATCGTTCTCGCCCGGCAGGTCTTCCCCCTTGTAAATATAAAGGCCGATACCCAGATATTCACTGATACACTTCGCCTTGCATCGCTGGATGGCTTTGTTGATCTCGAACATATCTGGTTCTTTAATGGCTTTGTTCCGATTATCCATGACCGGGAGCCATTCAGACCACAGTTCCTTGTCTTCCATTTCGATGTAGGTTT